ATCTGATTTACCGAGGGCAAGGTAATTAACACCCTTTCCATCAGAATCTAATGATGTTGTAACAGTAGTTTCGGTCAGTGTCTTTGTCTTGGCACTTGCATTAGTCTTTCGTACAAATACTATTGCTTCATACGCAACACCATTGGTAAGACCAGAGAACAAAACGTCTTTGTTACCTGATTGAATATTTGGGGTAATACCTGCGGGAGCAAACTCAGTTGCGGATGCAACAATAATGTCAGACTCACCTACAAAACTCTCACCAGAATCGGTTAGAGTAATAGTATGGGTAGTACCTGAAGCAGTAAAGTTATACTTCTTCATGAACGTCAGTGTGACATCAGTAAAAGACTTGGGTCGTCTCAACGGAGTATCAAACAACAACGCATTTTTCTTAGGTTCATGTACAACACTTCCCACATTACCTGTTACTTGAACAAGGTTTACTAGGTGTGAGTTGGTAGTAGATTTGATAGATTTAACATCACGTAAACTATAGTTATAGTTGTCTCGGAAGATGTCAAATAGGTGTGCCTTGTATAAAGGTGCACGAGTATACGTATATCCACCAGTACGAAGTGAACTTGTTCCTTCGGTAATCGCACGAATGTGTGCAGTACCAATTGCACTATCTGCACCATCGAAACCTGCATATAGAGTTACTTCTTCGCAAGTATCGATATCCAACATACCAACACCACTATCGAAATAGTAGTAGTTTCCGTAGTCGATACCTATTTGTTCTTCTTCTCTAAGTATTGTATCTCTTGCCTTAGGAATAGGTATATTCCGAGTTGCAGTAGTTGCAGCTCGGAATCCATCGATGTATGCAGTGCCTGGATCTACCTTCAACATTAAAGTAGAACTTGCATTTGTACCATTAGGTTCTACACGAAGTTTCCAGTACTTCTGAATGAAGTCACCGTTGATTTCTCTTACTCGTGTAGCAACGTGGTTTCTTACTTTATCAAAACTTTCGTCTGCTGATTGTTGATCAACTAGTTGACCAGATTCGATACGACAGAAGTATACGAAAGTATCTCCGGTTACTATCTGATCTCGTCTAGTAAGAACAAGTCGGATACGATAACGGTCTGCGCCAGGCGAAGAACGGTTAGGTGTCGCATTCTGATTGTCGTATAGTGCATCGGTATCTGTTACCGTCACAACATCTTGAACAACCTTGAAACCAATATCTGCTGTCTGGTTGTTGTTATACTTACTGAGAAATACATTTTGTTTAGGACAGAATACAAAATGTCCCTGAACGTAAAATTCGGATTGACCAACTTCGACCTGTGAACCAAATCCAACTGCGGGATTGGTAGAGGTATTGGTAGTCTGAACAGTTAGGTTGATGTTAGACCCGTTAGAGAGTACTTCGCCAGGCGTAACAAACGCAGATGACGTAAGAGCAACCGAAGGACTTTGTGTATTTGGATTATCTAAGTATTGTACATAAAGAGTATCCGGATCACTGTTCTCTGAAGCAACTGCCTCATAAACTTTGACTTTGATACTAGAATTTGCACCAGTCAGTACAACACCCTTCAGTGCTGCAATATCATCAAAAGAGTTGTTCTGATCATTCTCTATCTTGACGAAAGCATAAGTGTTATTGGGTGCGATTCCACCAGACTTAGTAGGAACACCATCCTTTTGAAATATGTTATCAGCAAACCTTTTGATTTCTTTTTGGATGATGGTTTGCATCTGCGTAAGTTCACGTGCTTGCAATGCACGGCCGGCATTGAACAAGATTCGTGAATAATTATCACTATCCGCATGATCATCCTTATAGGTCGATCTGAATGTTTGTTCTGTAAATGTGTTTGGCATTTCTTAATCCTAGATAGTAATTACGATTTTCAGGTCTTCGGTTTGATCAGTGGATCGCGTGACTGCTGAACGGTTATCAATATATAGTAGATCTCCAGTGTACGGATTAAACCCACCGTCTACTTTGCTACTTATTGTTCCGTTGATATTTGTGTTTCCCACCACCTGAATCTCTTCTGCAACTTGGAAGGAGGTGAATCCGGTTGTTTCATTTTGGTGATACCAGATTGTATCCGAATCATTAGTGTCATCGATGATTGCTTTAGCACCAGAGGTAACACCTTGAATCTGAGATTTCTGAACTGTAGACTTGACAAATCCACTGCCATCGTGTATAATACTATCAAGTGCTCGGGCAGAAGTAGATGTAAGTAAAGTACCTTCTGAACTATCTACTCTAGGGTTACGTAACAACAATACTTGACGGAATATCTCGTCACCAGTAATAAAGTCACCACCCTCAATACCATCTGGTTTGGAGTTAAACATAACACCATTTGCCTTCAGGTCAATAACAGGGTCTGAACCAATACCATTGTATTGTCCGAGTATAGGACGAACAATACAAGAGTCACCACCACCTCCAGATATAACTACATTCGCATATTCATACCCCGAACCGAAGTAAGAATTACCAGAGTTACCCGCAGAGTCAGCCTTGACTTTAATGTCAACGATGGTCTCACCTGCGCGTACTGCATATGCAATTGCACCAGTACCATTACCTACGATACTTACCGAAGGTGCAGAGGTATATCCAGAACCACCATTAGTCACTTTATAACCAAGGATTTGTCCTTTAACCGCTGCATTCTGAACTAGTTGTTGTTGTAGATCTTCTGCCGGAGAATCCGAGTCAGTTGAAGCAACAAATTTAACTGGCATATACGCAGAAGACAGGAACTTATCTGCACGAAGTGCACCGATAGAGTATAAGAACTTCCAAGTATAACCATCCGCAGTACGGAAAGGTGTACCGGTAGTGTTACCTGTAGGTTGGAGAGTAGATAACTGAGATGAACCATCCTGTTTCTTACCCTGTTCCAAACAAACATAAACTTCGTTGTTCGAGTTGATTACATAGAAAGGGTTCTCGGGGAAACCTACATCGTTGTCATCATATGGAGAGTAGATAAGGTTTGCAACCCATATTCTACGAGGAATCACATATGATGCATCTTCGATGAGTTTGATAGACTGCAAAGATCCTCTTGACTCTCTGACAGAACGTGCATCATTAGTAGGAACAGTCGCAAGGTCAGAAGCATTCCAATCCTCGGATCTACCAATGGCCGCATAGTATCTTACGGAAGTTGAATCCAAGTCCGTAAGAAGGTCATCTAAGACCTGCTTTTTAAATTGATCGGTGATTACTGGCATTTTTTATATATTCCTACGAAGTTGTTACGTTATCAGTTTTATTTATCACAATCCACTGAGTCCCAAACCACATCAAAGTAACCGATTCGTTCTGTGGTATTATAAGACTTGCGTATGCAGCAAGATTACTTGAAGTTTCATTAATGGTCTGTGTACCCGCACCCTTATTAACAAGATACTTAACTTCACCATTTAGTCCACTGGTACCACTTGCGAGACTATGTGCGCCAGTAGTTGTATTGGTGAATAATGTTATTGGTGAATTTGCACTCACGGTACCACCATTTGTCGAAATACCCTGTGTTTTTAATACAAGTTTAGAGTCAACTTTAACTCCACCATTACCCGAACCCTTGAGTGATAGTGCGGAGTTTGCTTCACCCGCAGCTTGCACTATTGCAGGTACGCTAGTGGGGGAGTTACCAATTCGAATAAAGTTTGTTGCAGAACCGGAGTCTTGGAATTGTATTAATTCGTTACCCGCACTATCAAGAATCTCTTTACCGATAACCGGAGAGTTAAGAGTAGGATTCTGAAGTGTCTTGTTCTTTAATATTGCGGCGTGGTTATTAAATACAAAAGTATCTGCCGCACCCAACAGTGGTAATGTAATTGTTCTATTCGCAGCCAACTCATTCACTGCAACCACATATCTGTGATTCGATGAAGTGTCATTAATCTGTGGGGTAGTCAAAATAGGACTTAGTAAAGTCTTGTTAGACAATGTTTGTGTTGCAGAGTCCATAACCAATGCACCAGAATAGTTCGGTATTGTAACCGTGTTATCTGCTGTTGGGTTAGCGACTTGCAAACGAGTCTCAAAATTGTTCTCGACAGATCCTTCGAATATAATACCCGAAGAGTCAAAGTCGATCAACGCCATCAGAGATGCACCATCTCCAAGTTTGTTGTAGATCTCTTGGAAGTTTTGTTCAATCTTCAACGATGCAGTACGAAGTGTATCACCCGTACCATCGTTCGCGATTGTGCCTCTGTTTAATACTTGTCTAGTCATTCTCTTTTTACCTAAAGATTATATGTTCTATTTATACTAATTGTTGTTATCTATTACTTCACGGAGAGAAATTTCTCCATCAGAATCTCCGACCGGAGTCTGGAATAGATTATTATCAGAATCTATACGAGAAACCTGTGGGTTCCACGTGAAGGTTTCTTGATCTATACTTTCTGTAGATGATAAATCGAATCCAGAGTAAGTAGTTGAACCGTCACTATCATCATCCAACGTTGGGGAATCAGGCGTGAGGTATTCACCAAGACTTGAATACAGTCTATCGAGGTTATCGATTGTAAGATCTTGCACGTCATTCAGGTCATTACCCATAGGTATACCCAGATACAATTCACTTGAGTCTCTGGCCAGACCTGCACTACTACCCATATTTGTTCGGAACTTCAAAGTTCCTCCTTCATCGGTCGCACCAAAGTCGAATAGTGCGGTATGTTGTTGGAAACCAAGTGGTGATAATCCACCAATACCTTCCAATACAATCGGTGGTTTGATTGCTTCGCCTGGATCATACTGTAGTGCATCAATAGATGCAGTACCTACGATCTGTGTCAGGCCACCAAGATACATACCGGCAGGGTGTACCATAAGTTTATATGCATCTTTCCACTGTGCAAGAGAAAGTTCAGAACGAATCTGTATTGCATATGTTTGGTATAATTTATTATCCGTTATGTAACGAGCACTCTCTGCGCCTATCTTAGAATCATTAAGTTTGAATATATATTGTTTTGTGTAAACAACATCTGGTTCAATATCAAAGAACGTTTTGAAGAATTGTCGGATACTATATCGAGTACCTTTTGCACGGTACAAATAACTTGAGTATTTTACCGCAGTTCTTTTATCAACAAATCCTTTAAAGTAATTCTGACCTAACAAATACTCATCTTCAAAATAAGTAAGAAGATCCAAATCTGTTTGGGAGACATCACGTGTCTCGAACATGTTGTTCAGAAAACGAGTTAGTGAATCTTCTTGATCTTCGAAGTCAAAATACGCTTTGATGAAACTTACGAACTTAGGATACTCTGACAGAATATGCGAAGGTAAGACAGACTCAATCTGATTCTCTCGCAGATTGATGTCACGTCTAGTCGTATCTTTTAATGTTTTATCGAATATTGACATTAGTTACTCGCTGTAGTACGTAAACCTTTCGCACTCAATCTGGTATTATCATAATCCAGAATGTATTCTCTTTGTGGTACAATCGCACTTGCATTTGCGGGTGTACATGACAACTTGATTAGTTTCGCTTCATCTGATTTGAATCCTACCAGATTAACAACACCACTACCTGCATCATAGAAACCTACATTATCTGATTTAACATCACCAGTACCTACATCAATGATTTGTAGTTTGTTGGTTGTCAGAAGGTTTCTGATCTTACAGTTCAGTGCACTACCACCATAGGTTCTTTTAAACGTAGAAGACTCGATGATGAAGTTCACGTCATCGGGATTGGCAATAGAAGACGGGAAACTAAACTTAAAGTCCTGTTCTACACCAGCCGAAGGAGTGAAACGTTGTTGCATTTTAACATCTGCACGAGATGATAGGATAGCAGGACTGACATCATCCACAAGAGATAACAGATTAGACCTACGGAATGCTTGACCGAAATTACCAGTATTGGTTGTAAAGTAATCTGTCATCACACCTTTGACTTGTTCCTGAAGTGCATTGATAGACAGGTTAGTGTAATCTGGATTGTACTGGAAGAATACGTTTGTCTCGACATAAGTCTCGACCGGATCTGTAAACTGTAATCCGAACGATGCGATAGAAAGTTGATCGACAAGTACTCTGATATTGTCTTTGGTGATATCTTCGAGGGATGCAGTAACATCACCTTTGAATTTTATGGACAAGAAGGTTTCACCGTATTCCGGTATAAGATTGTCTTCTCCACCCCAAGCAATGATGTCACTAATCAATGCACCATATGTACGTAACACC